ACTACCCAATGTTGTTGTGCGGTTTAGCAGTGATAGTATCACAGGCGGGCTTGTTGATGGGGCTACTACTTCCACTATTGTCCCCTATGTAGAGTCACCAGTTAATTTCCACGGAAATTCTGATGTATGTCTTGCATATGATAGGGATGGTAAGTGTGGTACTTGTCGATCATGTTGGGATAAAGATGTAGAGTTAATCATCTACCCTGCACATGGACGTAAAGCTAAGAAAGTTTATAAAGAGAAGCAAATACAATTGATGGAGGTAGCATGAGTGTAGATGATAGTATCAAAATAGCTCGTCATTACTTGAGGTTAGGTAATGAACAAGCATACCAGACTGAGATGATTTCTTTATTGAAGACATCATATGGTGATGATAAGGAATTCATTATAAAGCAAGGTAAGCGAGATGGATTCTCCTTTAGGCAATTTGGATTGAGGGTTATACCATGAGTAAAACATTAATAAGATTCTTAGTTGGAGCTATCATAGGTTTCTATGGTGTGGCTCTGTTCGGAGCTAACGCCTACTCTGCCGTAGTTGGTGCAGTGTTATGTGGTGTAGTTGTAGATCAAGTGTTTAGGAGAGGTGAGAAATTATGAGTGAATTTCCGCAGGAAAGTTATGGTCTTACCTATTCAGATGTTGGTAAGATGAGACAAGTTCGTGACTTGTTACTTGATATTCATGGTAGATATAACATATGTGAGGCACTATCTACTGAGACATTCAAACTTAATGAACTCTTTAATGATGCTATACTAAGCTCTTGTCACCTCAGAATAAAAGTTGAGGATATTCTTGAGGCAGCAGGGAAGGAGGAAACTCCAGAAGAAGCAATCATAAGAGTTAGAGCAGCAAAATATGACAGGGAGCATGATCATGACGACCACCAAGAGTAAGGTATTGAAGAAGCTAGTAGATGGTAAGTTCAAAGGGGATAACAAAGTAGAAGACAAAGCATTAATATCTGCTATCATGTCTATGGATGGTTGGCAAACTCAGGCTAGAGGTACACATGATGCTGAGTATGAGATCTATCTTAGTCAGCTAGATGATGACGATTTCAAGCTAACCTATGATGAATGGTTGGGTAATTAGATGTTAACAGCAGTGTTTCTTACTGCAATAATAACAAATCACGAGCCTGAACCACGGACACAATTGTCCATATGTATTGAGGTGGTGTCAGAGCACCAGTCAACAGAGAGTGCTGAAGCTCTTTGTAATTTAATTAATAAGGAGTAGTATCATGGCTAGAAAGAAGAATCCGTTTGGTAAGAGTAACTTTGACGCACCTCATGCAATCTATGAGGGTGATGGGCCTTGGGGTCATGCTATTATACATGTGATCAAGACCTATCAACACCCTGATAATGAACGTAAGAATCGGTATGCAAGGTGGTTGATTGGTGCAAAGACTAACATGACCTTTGGTTCATTTGACTATGGAGATACATATGTTAGTGAGGCATTGATAGGTGATATGAAGTTAGTTAGTTCTGTTGAGGGATGGACTGATTATTATTCTGATGTAATGTTAAGAACTTCTGTTGATGGTAATTATGATAATTAGAAAGATTGTTATTATTATAATTATTTGGTGGTTACTTATGTACTGGTATCGTGTATCACATATGTAAGTTGTTGAGTTAACTCAAGAGTTTTATTCTAGCATACTTCTGGACATAAGTAAAGCCTTATGTTACAATAAGTTTCCTAATGGAATTAAGGGGTTGTTATGAGGTGTGTTAGTTGTGACTGTGAGTTGACAGATTATGAATCGACAAGACGTTATGAGTCAGGTGACTTCCTCGACCTATGCAATGGGTGTTGTAAAGACATGGACGAGGAGATACCTACAATAAATAGAATGGACTTGATCAATGCGGAGGACGAGTGATGAGTGAAGGTAAAACCTATTATGAGTTGGTAAGTGATCGTAACCATGCTAGAACTATATGGCATAACATGGCAACATCTATAGGCACAGACCATGAGGCTATGGATAATGCTCTTGATTACTTATGCCAATGCCAGCAGAGATTAGAGAAGAGGGGAGGGAAAAGAATGAAAACATTAAAGGAAAAGATTGAGTTGTCACAAAAGATTGAGAAGTTAGCTAACGAGTGGAACAATTACTCTGATGCTGCTGATCGAGGTGGCAGATTCAGAGAGTATAATCTAAGTAAGGCAGCTTCTATCTTAGTAGAGATAGACAAGCTGAAGGAGAATTGATATGAGTATAATATTTGTACCTAAGATTCCTAAAGAATTTGCTGGTGCCTCTAGTCTACTAAGGAAAAGAAAGATTAGTGTTGAGAAAAACCCCTGCAAAGAATGGCTTGAAGACGAGGTAAACAAGGTAGTAAATCTTCGTTCTCTAGGTGTATCATTCCTCGAAATTTCTAGGCTACTAGGGCGTAGGCAGAGTTCAGTAGCAGCTTGTGTATCACATAAGGATTTGTATGGCATCATCTTACAAAAGAAGAAAGCTCATATAGCAAAGGTAATGTATGATACTTAGTTTCTTCACTGAAGTAGTTTGGCTTGCTGCTGGACTAGCAGTGCTTGGATCTGTTATCATGTTCTTCCTGTGTCCATTGTATGAGCACTTCAAGTTCATAAAATATAATGTGGATATAGAGAGCGAGTTGTATAAGGTTATGTGTGATGCACTAGACAAGTCTCAAGAGACAGGGAAGTCTGTTAACATTATGCTTAGTCATAGTAGTAATTTGGAGGAGGAAGAAGATGAAGATTGAAGTAGATATAGATGATGCTATTGCAATTACTGTTGATAGCTTAAAGCAGTATTACCTAGATAATCGCCATGATGAGAGTGCTGATGTTAGTGCTGCTGATTGGGATTTATTAATGTCATTAGACCTAGTGCTTAGTCACTTCATGACTGAACATGAATACGAGGATTTTCATAATGGGCTTCGTCAAAACACACTTGCCTTGCAGTGACTGCGGAAGCAGTGATGCACTGAGCATTGACGATAAGGGGTGGAGCACTTGCTTCGCCTGTGAAACTAGAACTAAAGGTAAGGAGGTAAGTATGGATGTACCCAGTAAACAGGTTTCCGCAGGAAACTTTGAACGAACTAAGGATGATCTAAAGACCAAGCCATATAAGAGTGTAGTTACTCGTGGCATATCAAGCGATAGCTGTAAGACATACAAGGCCCAGTTATCTGGTGATCGTATGACCTTTGGCTACCATGATAAGGATGGATTCTTAATTGGAGCTAAGACTAGGACTGAGAACAAGGAGTTCTTTACATCAGGTGCTTGGGCAGACACAGTATTGTTTGGGCAGAACTTGTTCCCTAAAGGGGGTAAGTATATTACTATCACTGAGGGTGAGTATGATGCTCTCGCTGCATATCAAATGCTTGGTAGTAAGTTCCCTGTTGTGTCCATTAAGAATGGTAGCTCAGGTGCGCTGAAGGATTGTCGAAACTCATACGAGTATCTTGATAGCTTTGACACCATAGTGGTGTGCTTTGATTCAGATGATGTAGGAGTTAAGGCAGCTAACCAAGTGGCTGAGTTGTTTGGTGGTAAGACTAAGATCTATAAGCATACAAAGGATGATAAAGATGCTAACGATTACCTTATCTTTAACAGAACTAAAGAGTTTATAGACAGGTGGTGGTCTTCAGAACGCTTTGTACCAGATGGAATTATTGCAGGGGCTAGTCTATGGGATGAAGTTAACAAACCTATTGCACCAGCCGACTGCCTATACCCTTTTGCTGGACTCAACAAACTTACCTATGGTGTACGACAAGGGGAGTTAGTCACAGTTACTGCTGGCTCTGGTCTAGGTAAGAGTCAGTTCATGAGAGAGATCATATGGCAGATCATCAGCAAGACAGAAGATAACATTGGAATACTATTCCTAGAAGAGAGTATAAAGAAGAGTGCTCTATCTTTAATGTCACTTGCTGCTAACAAACCATTGCACCTACCTGACACAGTAGCCACTGACGAGGAGAGGAAGGATGCTTTCGATGCCACACTAGGCACTGATCGTCTATTCTTATTCGACCACTTCGGTTCCACTGGTGTTGATAACATCGTAGCTCGTGTACGTTACATGGCTAAGGGGTTAGGGTGTAAGTATATTGTGTTAGACCATGTATCTATTGTGGTGTCAGCGCAAGCTAATGGTGATGAACGTAAGGCACTAGATGAGATCATGACTAGGCTACGTATGCTAGTACAGGAGACAGGTATAGCCCTGTTTGTGGTGTCACATCTCAAGCGACCAGATGGTAAAGGTCACGAGGAAGGTGCAGTCTCAAGCCTATCACAGCTACGTGGCTCTGCTTCTATAGCACAGCTTAGTGATATGGTACTAGGTCTTGAACGTAATGGTCAGGCTGAGGATGAGGAGACACGTAACACCACTCATGTACGTGTATTAAAGAACCGCTTCTGTGGCATCACTGGTAAGGCTAATGAGTTGCTGTATAGCCACAACACTGGTAGAATGTTAGAGAAGGAAGAGGAGAAAGAGTTATGAGTAAGATAGGAACATACGCACTAGAGGTAATGGAAGATGAAGCTAACACTAGATATAGAAACGACATGGAAGCAGGATCATATCTGGTGTTGCGGAATCCAGCACGAGGGAGAGTCAAGGCAAAGACTCCTAATAAATTCGATGCAGTTAGAGCAGCACCTAACGAGCACGAGGCACGTAGTAGGACATAACATCACAGGTTTTGATGCGCCTAAGTTGGAGAGTATATGGCAAGTCAAGATACCTAATCATAAGCTGAGGGACACAGTGTTGCTGTCCCGTCTATGGAACCCACGATTAGATGGTGGTCATTCCTTAGCAGCATGGGGTGACAGGTTAGGTTATCCTAAGATTAAGTTTGATGATTATGATGGTGGTCTTACGGATGAGATGAAGGAGTACTGCAAGGTAGACGTTGAGATAACTCATAAGCTTGAGCCTCACTTAACTAACCTACTACTTGAGGACGGATTCTCAGAAGAGTGTATCCAGTTAGAGCATGATGTTGCAATCATTATTGCACAGCAGAAGTCTAATGGGTTCAAGTTAGATATTGTCAGAGCTAACCAGTTACTAACTGACCTGATGGGGAGAATGAATGAAATCGAAAGGAACGTCCAACTCATCTTCCCTCCCTTGGTGGAGGAACGAGTCTCGGAAAAGACAGGTAAAAGACTCAAGGATAAAGTCACCACCTTCAACCTCGGAAGCCGAAAGCAAATTGCCGAAAGACTCAAAGGAAAAGGAGTAGTATTCAAGGATGAGACTGATAAGGGTAATACCATTGTTAATGAGAAGACCCTAGCAGGAATAGATTTACCAGAAGCTAAGTTGATACTAGAATATCTCACCTTACAGAAGAGAGTGAGTCAGATCGACAGTTGGGTAAATGTAGTAGCTGAGGATGGGCGTGTACATGGTGGTGTTATAACTAATGGAGCTGTCTCTGGACGTATGACCCATAATAGCCCTAACATGGCACAAGTACCATCAGCTAAGAAGGACAAGAAGACAGGTGAGTTACTATGGGGTGCTGCTGCAACCTTCAGTACAGACTGTAGAGCCTGTTGGATTGTTGAAGAAGGAAACTTACTCACTGGTATAGATGCCTCTGGTCTTGAGTTACGAATGCTTGCACACTATATGAATGATGCCGCCTATACTAAGCAGTTATTAGAAGGTGATATTCATACGTATAATCAACGAGCTGCTGGCTTACAAACTAGAGATCAAAGTAAGACTTTCATATACGCGCTGATTTATGGCGGGGGCTTTACTAAGATAGGACAAATCGCTGGAGGCTCACCTCGTAAGGGTAAGCA